AGTACGACGGCCTTTTTCCCTTCACCTACGCCGGGGTGAACGCGAAAACCATGCTCCAGAGGATCGGCCTGTCGCTCGGCAAGCTCGAGCCGATCCTCGCCAGCTTCACCAATCCCGAGCTCTTCGCCGGTGAGCGAGACCTGCGCCCCATCCTGAAGGAGTTCACATGAAGACTACGAACGAGCCGCTGATCTACGTCGATGACCGCGCGCCTGACCTGGTGGGAGTCCACGGACGCGCCTGGAAGCATGACATCGAAGCAGTGGCGCGTCGCTACGGCGGGCCGCCGCCGGCAATCACCGTCGCGAGCTGGATCGTCGAGGCGCGCTATGCGCATCCGGTGTGGCACTCCTACATGGTCGGCTGCGTTGCGCTTCGCGACGTGCCGGGCGTGCCACCGGCGACGATCCACCTGCCTGGCGCAACACACGAGGTGATGGTCTATGCCTTGAACCCGGAACACCGGCGGGCGCTGAACGGGATCACGCCGTTCCTCACGCCAGGCAACTTCCACGGGCAGTGGCGCGCCGAAAGCGATGCGGCTGCCGCGTGCTTCATCGAAGAAACCGTGCAGCTCGTCATCGACTGGCGTCTGTCGCCTGACACGGATTTCCGGCGCGACTGGATCGCGCGCTTCAGCGCCTCGAACATGAAAGGACCGGACGTCCCGCCCGGGCTCGTCGTCGCCGGCGGGGACGGCTTGACGTTCGTCGGCACTGGTAAGCAGAACGTCGACACCCTGATCGACGTGGCCGCCGGTCCGAAGCCGCCGACGAAAGACATGCACTGATGGCCCTCGCCAAGCGCGTGATCCCGACGCTACTCTGCCGCGGGCGCACGCTCGTGAAGGGCAGGGGCTTCGACGCCTGGCGCTCGGTCGGGCACGCCCTGCAGGCGGCCAGGATCCACCAGGCCAGGGGCGTGGACGAACTCGTGATCCTCGACATCGGCGCGACACCCGAGAACCGGGGCCCGGACCTCGCGCTGGTCGAGGAGCTCTCCGAGGGCTGCTTCATGCCGCTCGCGGTGGGCGGCGGGGTGCGCTCGGTCGAGGACGTGCGCGCGCTCCTCAAGGCCGGCGCCGACAAGGTGGTGATCGGAACGTCTGCCACGATCGAGCCGACCTTCATCGCGCAGTGCGCCCACAAGGTGGGGAGCCAGGCGATCGTGGTGGCGATCGACGTGGCGCAGAACCTCGTCTACACCCACTGCGGGCAAAAGCCCACCTGCTACCACCCGGTCTGGTGGGCGCTACGGGCCTGGAAGCGCGGGGCGGGCGAGATCCTGCTCACCGACATGATCCGCGAGGGCTCGCTCCTGGGCTACAACCTTGAGCTCACCAAGCAGGTGGCCGATGCAGTCGAGATCCCAGTGATCGCGCACGGCGGCGCCGGCTGCTACGGGCACATGCACGAGGCCATCCAGGCCGGCGCGAGCGCGGTGGCCGCCGGCGCCCTGTTCCAGTTCACGGACGCCACGCCGAAAGGTGCGGCACAATACCTCGCCTGGAAGGGCATCGAGGCGAGGCTCTAGGAGGAGGACGCCATGCTGATCAAGCTGACTGCGGTACAGAATCCCTCTATCGACGGGGGCCGAAGCGAACCATGCTTCATCGACGCAAGCCGTGTCGTGGCGGTCCAGCGCGCGCGGCTCACGCTGATAAAAGATGAAACGATCAAGGCGCGCGAGCGCCTGGCCGACAACGTCTACGCCGCCGCGGTGAAGTTGTGGGACACGGTGGGCACCTACCTGCCAAACATGTCCGACCCGGTCGCCGTGCGCTGGATGCAGGAGGCGCGCGAGACCGCCTCGAAGGTCACCCAAGCCCACGAGATCTGGCAGCGATGCCATAGGCAGCTCGAGGCGAACCACCCGCCCGTGATGTGCACCGAGATCCAGCTCGCCTGCGGGGCGACCTTCTCAGAGGGCGTGATGGTGAGCAGGGTCTGGGTGACCGAGAGCCCGGAGGAAGTGGCCCATCGGGTGCTGACCGCGCCCAGGCCGTTCGGATACATGGGGCCGGGGCCCGTCGGAACATGATCCGCCTCCTCGATCTCTACGAAGGCACCGGCATCCGGGCCGGGGCGCTGGAGTTCCTGTACGAACTGATGAAGGAGCGCCAGACCGAGCCCGAGGTCAACATCTCGAACCACGGCCTGCCAACCTTCGAGCACCACCGGGCGTTCTGGACGCGCCGCCCATACCGGGTGATCCACCTGATCGAGGCGATCGACTTCAAGGTGACAGCGCCCAAGCTGGACTGGTCGGACGCCTGGATCGGATACGTGAGCGCCACCCAGCGCAACGAGCTGGGGATCGTGCTCCTGAAGGCATGGCGAGGTCACGGCTTCGGCTCCGCGGCGCTACGCGCCTTCATGACCATGCACCAGCCCCTCGAGGCGGTGCCAGGCGAGCGAAGCGCCCACTGGCTCGCCAACATCAACCCGGCAAACGAGCGCAGCATTGCCACCTTCGGCAAGCTCGGCTTCAAGCTGGTGCAGCAGACCTACGAACTCAAGGAGGAGTAGACCCATGGTGAAAGCCCAGCAAGACGCCCTCGACGCCTTCGTCGCCGCGGCGAACAAGGACCCAATGCGCGCCATCCAGGTGATGCTCTGGAACGCGCGCCTGCAGGAGCCCGACATGTACGTGAAAGTCACCGAGGCCGACCTGAAGGGCCTCGCCGACTGCGTGGCCTACCTGAAGGTGAAGCCCGCGGTGCGCATCCACCGCGAGGCAGGCCTCCCGGCGCAGCCCGCCATCCCCGCCGCCGGCAACCGTCGCGCGGTCCCGGCGCGCCCGGCGACCGATGCGAAGCCCTTCGCGGTGATCGCCCTGGTGGAGATGGGCAAGGACGGCCAGCCCAGCGGCAACACGATCAAGCCCGTGGAGAATAACGAGGAGGACTACGACCGCTCGCTCGAGATTGCCGCGGTGCGCCGCGCGCGCGACATGGCACCGGACCTCGCCACGCGCCTCCTGAACGCATCGCGCACGGGGGACTTCTCCTCGAGCGACCTGCAGGAGGCCGGGGACGCGCTCGTGCGCCTTGCCAGGGCAGTCCAGGCGTGAGCTTCATACCCTGCCGGCGCGTGGCGGTGGTGGCCGAGCTCTCCGCGAACCACCGGGGGAGCCTGGCCGGCGCGCTCGAGCTCGTGGACGCGGCCGCAGCTGCCGGCGCGCATGCGGTGAAGATCCAGACCTGGCACGAGGACCGGATGGTGCTCGATCGCCACTACGTGGTCCCGCGCGGGCCCTGGGCGGGCAGCAACTTGGCCGAGCTCTACGCCCAGGCGCACACCCCCTGGGACTGGCACGGGCCCATCTTCGAGCGCGCCGCCGAGCGCGGCATCGTGGGCTTTACCAGCGTCTTCGACCGCGAGAGCCTGGACTACCTCGAACGCCACCATCGCTGCCCGGTCTACAAGGTTGCGTCCTTCGAGCTCTTGGACCTGCAACTGATCCAGGCGATCGCGAAGACCGGCAAGCCCATCATTTTGTCGGCCGGCATGGCCACGCGCCTCGAGATCGAAGAAGCCGTGGCCGCCGCGCGCACCGCTGGCGCGCTGGACATCACGGTGCTGAAGTGCACGAGCGCCTACCCTGCGGGGCCGGAAGCCGCGAACCTGCGCACCCTGCGCGACATCGCCGAGCGCTTCGGCGTGCGCCCAGGCCTGTCGGACCACACCACCGGGCTCGGGGTGGCGATCGCGGCCGCCGCGCTTGGGGCTAAGGTGATCGAAAAACACCTGAAAATCCACCGCGACGCGGGCGGACTGGACGGTGCCTTTTCGATCGACCCAGAGGGCATGGCGCTCCTTGTCGCGGGCGTCGAAGCCGCGGCCGTTGCGCCTGGCGATGCTGTCTACGGGCCGACGATCGCCGAAGGCCCGCAACTCGAGCTCAGGCGCAGCCTCTACCTCGCCAAGCCCGTACGCGCGGGCGAGACGCTCACCGCCCAGCACATCAGGACTGCGCGCCCGGCGCGCGGGCTCTCCCCGCGCTACCTGGGGCGCTTCATCGGGCGCCAGGCGCTCACCGACGCCCCGGCCGGCACGCCCGTCACCTGGGGGCTGATCGAGCCAGCCGACGCGCTAACCGAGGCCATACCTTCCCGGCTATGAAAAACAACAACTTACGCATCCAGTACCGCCAAGTCTCGAAGCTGCGGCCCTACGCGAAGAACGCCCGCGTGCACCCGCCCGAGCAGATCGACAAGATCAAGCGCCTGATCCAGACCGTGGGCTTCGTCGTGCCAATCGTGGTCGACGGCAAGAACGGGATCCTGAAGGGCCACGGGAGCCTGCAGGCCGCCATGCAGCTGGGCATGGACCGCGTGCCCGTGGTGGAGGTCTCAGGGGTCTCCGACGGCGAAAAGCGCGCCTTCATCCTGGCCGACAACCGGGTGGCCATGGACGCGGGCTGGGACGAGAAGCTCCTCGCGATCGAGCTGGGAGACCTGCAAAGGATGGGGCTTGACCTCGCGCTGACCGCCTTCGATGCGAAGGAACTCGCCTTCTCGCTCGAGCCCGACGCCCCTGAGCCCACCGAGCCGCCGGTGCCCACGCTCCCGAAGCACGCGGTCACGCGCCCAGGCGACCTGTGGCTACTGGGCGAGCACCGCCTCGCCTGCGGGGACTCGACCAAGCCCGCCACGCTGAAAGGCCTGATGGCCGGGCACCAGGCCCAGGTGGTCTTCACCGACCCGCCCTACGGCATCAGCTACGAGAGCCCGAGCGGGGGCTTCGAAGTGATCAAGGGCGACGACCTACGCCGCGGGCAGCTCTACAGCCTGCTGCACGGGGCCTTTGCTGCTGGGCTGCCGCACACCCGGGAGGACGCGGCCTGGTACGTCTGGCACGCCACCGGCACGCGGGAGGACTTCGCCAAGGCCCTGCGGGACGTCGGCCTCGTCGAGCTCGGCGTGATCATCTGGGCGAAGCCCGGCATGGTGCTCGGATGGTCGGACTACCGCTGGGCGCACGAGCCCTGCTTCTACGCCGCGAGGCAAGGCGTGCGGCCCGCCTGGCACGGTGACCGGACCCAGACCACCATGTGGCGCCTGGACGCGCGTACCGGCGCGGGCGGCCCCCACGTGGCGATCGGCGCCGGGGTGATCCTGACCACCCCAGAGGGCGGCGAGCTCTACGTCTCGAGCACCGCCCCGAAGGGCCGCAAGGTGAGGCACGTGCACGTCGATGCCGGCAAGCCAATCATGGCGAGCCCATCGGGCGGCGCGGGCGACGACGTCTGGGAGGTCTCCCGCGACAACGGGCACGGGCGCGAGGCCTACCATCCCACCCAGAAGCCGGTCGAGCTCGCGCGCCGCGCCATGGCGAACAGCACGAGCGAAGGCCAGATAGTGCTCGACCCCTTCTCAGGCGGGGCGAGCACCATCATCGCGGCCGAGCAGACAAAGCGGGTAGGCTACGCCGTGGATCTCGACGCGCGCTACGTCGATGTGGGCGTGCGCCGCTGGCAGGACCTCACCGGAAAGAGCGCCATCCATGCCACCGAGAAAAAGACCTTCGACGCCATCGCCAAAGCCCGAGGCAAAGGCCGCGGCAAGGGCTAAGAAACGGGCAGGCGCGCGTTTCGCACCCACCCCGGAGCAACGCCGCACGGTCGAGTTCATGGCTGGCTCGGGGATCCCAGAGGACCGCATGGTGCAGCTGGTGCTCAACCCTGAGACCGGCGCTCCGATCGACGCGAAGACCCTCAGGAAGCACTTTCGTCACGAGCTCGATAGCGGCCACACCAAGGCCGACACCATGGTCGCGCAGAGCCTATTCAAGAACGCGACCACCGCGACGAAAGCCTTTCCAGGGGGCATCCCGATCGCGCAGATCTTCTGGCTGAAGACGCGCGCGCGCTGGAAGCCGCCGGCGCCAGACGAGCCTCCTCAACAGCCTCTCACGCCCACCGAGCAAAACGAACAGGACACCGTGCGGCGGCTCGCCTTTCTCCTGCAGCGCGGGGCGCTCGAGCAGCCCAAAGGCAAGAAGAAGGCCCGCGAGCCGGCCTGAAGTTGCGCCGCGACGCTCCCGGGGTTACAGTCCGACTCGTTCGGAGGGGACCTGGCGAGGATCGAGCGGTGCCGAATACAGCAAAGGGCCGGAAGATCATGCGAGCCATGAAGCGCCACTACGGCGCCGACAAGGGCGAGCGCGTTTTCCACGCCTCGCGCAACAAAGGCACGATCACCGGCGTCGAGGCGCGCCACCGCCGCATGGCCACGAGGAGCTACTGATGCGATCCTACAGCGCACTGACCGACAGGATCCTCGGGTACCCCGACACGATCCACCGCATCCTGCTTACCGGTGGCTCGAGCGCGCAAGCTATGGACTGGACCACGCGCCCGCAGGTCGCGCGCTTTACTGGCATGACGACAGCGGGTGGTGCCTTTACCATTTTTGCGAACCTCGTGAGCACGCACGCTGCGGTTCCAACTAGCGGAACGAGCGCAACCACGGGTACGACCGCGGGCTCCACCGGCAACAACATCCCGGTCGGGCCAAACCCAGGTTTCAGGGAGTTTCTGATCCCAGCGTGGTCGACTGGATTCTCAGTGGCGGGCTGGAGTTCTGGCTTCGCCATCGTGGAGTGCTGGAACAGATAGGCAAGGAGGAGCGGTCGTCCCAGGACGTTCTTGGGCAATGAGTACGTGACAACGAAAGGGGGCCACCCATGGCCTACAGCATCGAAACCCTGCGCAACGACATCGTCACCTCCATCTTCGGCCGCAGGCTCGGCCTGGACTCGGGCGGGCGCCTGATCGGCCACGAAGGCCTCAGGATCCCAGAGGTCGACGCCACCAGCGACACCACGGGCACGGTGATCGCCGGGCACGGCTGGACGAACGTCGACACCACGACCGACGACACCTGGACGCTTGCCGCCCCAGTGAAGGGCGCCTTCAAGCACCTGTACACCGGCAGCACGTCCACCGGCATCCGCACCATCATCCGCGCGGACAACACGTTCGCCATCAGGACGAGCGCCAACTCCACGGGCACCACGATCGTCGCCCAGGGCGGCGGCCTGCTCCTGACGCTCTTCGGCCTGACCAGCGCGATCTACGCGGTGGTGAGCCGGCCGACGGGCTTCTCGAGCGCCTGCTCCACCGAGATGGCGATCAACGGCACCACGTAATACACGCAGGGCGACGATGGGTGCTGGCCGGCGCGCTGGTATCCCGGAGCCCATCACTGCAGCACGCTACGCAACAGGGCGCGGCGCCGCGCGCCCGGGCGTGGCAAGGAGGAGGAGAGCATGAAAATCTGCGTACTCGGGTCCGCCCCGAGCTCGGTCGGGCTTGCGCCCTTCAAGAACACCAACTACCGCGCCTGGGTCGAGGGCAGGGTCGAATCCGAAGCGGCCGCGCACGCATCCGTGCCAGGCGACTTCGAGATCTGGGGCTGTTCACCAGCCGCTTGGTCGGTCTCGCCGCGTGCGACGCGCTGGTTCGAGATTCACCGCTGGGAGCCCGGGCGCGAGTGGTTCAGCGCCGAGTACTGCGACTTCCTGCGCCGCTTCAAGGGCCCGGTCTACACGGGCGGGCGCATCCCCGAGATCCCGAGCCACGTGGTCTACCCGGTCGACGAGATGGAGGCGAAGTTCTCCAGCTACTTCATGACCTCGAGCCTCGCGCTGATGATGGCGCTCGCGATCGACACGATCGAAAAGGTGCGCCGCTGCAGGTGGATCCACCAAGAAACGAAGAAGGCGCTCGAGGCGGGCGCGAAGGTCACCGGCGATGCCATTCCTCTGCCGATGGGCGTCGACCAAGCCGAACTCGACAAAGACAACTCCGACGACGTAATCGGCATGTGGGGCGTCGACATGGCCGCGACCGAGGAGTACGGCTACCAGCGCCCGGGCTGCCAGTTCTTTGTCCTCGAGGCCATTCGCCGCGGGATCGGCTTCTACCTTCCGCCGGAATCCGACCTCATGCGCCCGATGCCCGTCTACGGGATCAGCGAGTGGGACCACAACTACATCAAGCTCACCACGCGCGCCCGCGAGCTGAACGGCAAGGCCCAAGCACTCACCCAGCAGGCCGACGCCGCGCGCACCGAGCACCTCGTCCTGCAGGGCCAGATGCAGGCCCTGAACCAGTTTGTGCACACCTGGACCACCCCCTACGGCATGCAGGTGGGCATGATCGTGCGCCAGATCCCCGACACGGGCTTGGGCTCAGGCATCACCCACTACGACGGCCGCCCGATCGAGCGCCAGGCACTCGCCGCGCCGGCGGCCGCGGCGCCGCTCGCCGCGATGGCCGAGTCGGCGGAGGTGCAGCGCGCGCGCGAGCTCGAGGCGATGCTCGAGGCCTACAGGAAGCAGATCGGCAGCCCGCCTGATCTGACGAGTGCCGGGCTCCTCGCGCGCATGGCGAGCGAGGCGCAGGTCGCGCGCGAGCACAGCGCGCTCCTACAGCGCTTCGCGCGCCCCGGCGAAGCCACGGTGGACACGATGCGCCGGGCCTTCAACCTCGCGCACGCCGGCAAGAAGAAGGGGGCGGAGAAGCGCCGGCGTCGGTAAGCAGATGGCCAAGGGCCTCCTCGAAGAGCTGCTCGAGCGGGTGAATCAGAGGCCGGCGCCCGTGCGCCGGAAGATCGCCGAGGAGGTTCAGCGCGCCACGCGCAACATGGTCTGGGTCCCGAACCCCGGGCCCCAGACCCAAGCCTACCTGTCCGACGCCGACATCCTGCTCTACGGCGGGCAGGCGGGTGGCGGGAAGTCGCACCTGATGCTCGGCTGGGGAATCAACGAAGCCGACGCCGGGATCATCTTCCGGCGCGAGCTTACCCAGACCGACGGCTTGGAAGCCGACGGCAAGGCGATCCTCGGCGCGCGCGGCTGGAACGGCCAGGACCACGAGTGGACGCTGCCTGACACGAGGAGCCTGAAACTCGCCGGCATGCGCGAGGCCGACTCCTGGATGGGGCACGCGGGCCGCGAGCGCGACTTCTACGGCTACGACGAGGCGGGCGAATTTCTGGAAGTCCAAGTCGCCTCGCTCTTTGCGTGGCTGCGGGCGAAGCCAGGCCGGCGCACGCGCGTGGTGCTCGCCTCGAACCCGCCGCGCACCTCCGACGGCTACTGGATGCTCGACTGGTTCGGCCCGTGGCTCGACGAGGAGCACCCGCTCTACCCGGTGCCACCGGGCGAGCTACGCTGGGCGGTCTACATCGCGAAGGACCTGAAGAACCAGCCCGGGCAACTGCACTGGGTGGACGGGCCAGGCGAGTACAAGATCGCGGGCGAGACCTACCAGGCGCGCTCCTACACCTTCATCCCGGCTTCCCTCGAAGACAACCCTTACCGCAACACCCCTGAATACCGCGCGCAGCTGCAAAACCTCCCCGAGCCCCTGCGAAGCCAGCTCCTGAAGGGCGACTTCAAGGCGGGGCTGATCGACGACGCCTACCAGGTGATCCCGAGCATGTGGGTGCGCGCCGCGCAGCAGCGCTGGCTCGAGGCGAAGGGCAAGCCCCCCGAGGGCGTGCCGATGTGCGCGATCGCGATCGACCCCTCAGGCGGGGGCGAGGATGACGCAGTGATCAGCCAGCGCTACGACGCATTCTTCGCCGAGCTCCTGAAGACCCCCGGCAAGGACATCCCGAAGAATCGCCTCGGGACCTTCCAAGGCGGGCTCGTGGTCACGAACCGCCGGGACAACGCCGACGTGATCGTCGACACGGGCGGGGGCTACGGCGGGCCGATCGTGAACCATCTGTCGGAAAACAACGACATCGAGTGCGTGGCCTACAAGGGCGCAGGCGCGAGCACCCGGCGCACCGCCGATCGCAAGTACGGCTTCACCAACGTGCGCTCGGCGGCCTACTGGAAGATGCGCGAGGACCTGGATCCAGACCAGCCTGGCGGGAGCCGGGTGATGCTCCCCCCGGACAAGCGCCTGATGGCGGGCCTGTGCGCGCCGACCTACGAGGTCCGGGGCCAGGAGATCAAGATCGAAGCCAAGTCGAAGAACGAAGGCGGCACGAAAGGCGTGGTCGAGCGCCTGGGCTGGAGCCCGAACGAGGCCGATGCCGTCGTGATGGCGAACTGGGCCGGCCCGCGCTGGGCGACGAATGCGCTGCAGTGGATCGAGCAGGGCGTAGAGCGCGCGCGCGGGCGCGTGCTGCGCGGCATGCAACCCAAGGTGGTGCTCGGGCGCGAGGCAGCGCGCCGGCGGCGATAGGTGTAGGATTCCGCCGACCGGGCCCACGACCACGGGAGAACTCGCCATGGCATCGCTTCGAAGCATCCTGCGCAAGGCCCTGAAGTACGACCCGCTTACCGCGAAACTCGTCAA